ATTTGCTCGCGTTGCACGTCGATAGTGTCTCCGGGGTCGTCATGTGAGAGGGCCGCCCCAGCCATCGCGCCGGCGATGTCGCGGACCTGCTCGTCGGTGCGGTGGTCCCCCTCGGAGATGTCCGCGAGCGCGTCGTGGCTGATGGCCGACCCATCCACATCGAGATCGTTGCTCCCCGAGTCGACCAGCCCCAGTCCCGCGAAGTCCGCAACAGACACATCAAGCGTGCTGCCCGTTTTCGTCAGCCCATCGCCAGCGGATAACTCGCCGCCGCCGGAGAACTGGACGAACGATAGGGCGGTCGTCCCGAGCATGATGTCGCCGTCGGTCGCTAAAATATATGCCGAGTCAGCGGCAGTGGCTCCCTCTTCGACGAACGTGAACAGGCCCGACGTGACCTCGTCATCGGCGTCGGCATCTGGAGCGCGGCTCCAGGTCGTCGGGTCGGCCGCCGTCGACGCGACGTAGATGCCGTTCTCGGTGGCATCAGTCTGGTCTTTGAGGAGGACGCGGTCGCCGTCGGCGAGCGTGACGCCGTCGATGGGATTGGGGTCCGTCGACGACGTAAGGTCGACGTTGCTCCCGTCGGTCGCAGCGACGACTGAGTCCTTGGCGTCGAGGCCCTGTTTTACGGCGTCCACATACGACTTCCGCGCGGCGTCGCTGTCGGCCGTCGGCGTCGGCAGGCCGGTGATGCCTCCGCTAAACGTGTGTTCGCCGGTCCACGTCGGCGTAATCGCTTCGTCGAGCTCGTCGGTCCCGACGGCGTCGGTTGGGATGGACAGCGTGACCGTGCCGCCCGCGTCGTCGACCGCGACGGAGATGCCGTTCCCTCCGGCCAGCAGTGAGCCGACCTCGTCGCGGACTTCCTCGGCGTCGAGGGCCGACGTGTCGATGGTCAACTGGTTGCCTGCGTCGTCGTAGGTCAGCGAGAGCTTGTCCCCGGCCGACAACAGGCCGCCCACTTCGTCCCGCACCTCTTCGGCGTCAAGTGCGGTAGTACCGACGGTGAGCGTTCCGGCCCCGTCGTCATACGCTAGCGTGACTTTATCGCCCGCCGTTAGTAGCCCGTCTACGATGTCCTCTACGGCTTCCGCCTGTGGCGTCTGTGGGTCGGCCAGCACTCCCGATAGGCCAGTCACGTCAATCGCGTCCGCGCCACCGTTTTCATGCCGTGTGGAGTGGTCGTTAAATTCGGCTTCCGTTGGCGCGTCAACGTCTATGGTGAGCGTATCGTTGGCGTCGTCATAGACAAGCGTCGTGTTGTCCCCGCCGACCAAAAGTGAATCAACGGCGTCAAACACCCCTTCAGTGTCCAGCGCCGGCGTGTCTATGGTGAGCGAGTCGCCCGAGTCATCATAGGTCAGCGTGATTTTGTCGCCGCCGACCAGTAGCGTATCAACGAAATCCTCTACGGCTTCTTGCTTGGGGTCTTGCGGGTCCGCAAGCTCTCCAGCAAGACCGGCTACGCTTATCTCGTCAATACCGCCGGATTCGTGACGTGCGGAGTGGTCCTTTTGGTCCGTGACGTGTGCGTTCCACTCGGCGGCCGTCAGTTTTTCGTCTGCCGGGACTCTTGGTCGCGTCTCAAACGTGTTTTTTTCGTCGTCCCATGTCATACCGGGTAATCAGCCCCTACCGGCTAAAGGCTTAGGCAAACCCGCTATCAAACGTGACGCCAAACGCTGTTGAACCAGTGCCCCGAGTTCCAGACAGCCCGCGGGTGTCAACCTCCACGCTCATGACGTAGTGGTCGGTGGTCCGGGCTGGCTTCTGTTCTCGAAAGTCCTCTTGGCCCGTCGGCCGGACTGTGTTATATGGCGTCGTGTCCTTGTTGTCGTCGAGAAACTTCGAGAGAATCCGTGTCACGTCCGTCTGTAATTGTCTCGACTCGGTGGCATCAAGCGACCATGCCTGTATCTCTACGGTGTCCGTCTTGTCGTATTCCGTGGCGTCCCGAGAGAACTGTTCAAGTGACGTTCCCGTGGGACTCCACACGTACAAGACGGCCGGTTGGTCCGCACCAGGGCCGCGTTCGCTTTGGGCGTCGTCCCAATACCGGCGGACGTTCGGCGTCGTCGTGGGCGTCCACTCGGTATCTGTGGCGGCTTCCAACAGGTCGATGATTGCTTGGACGTGGTGCTCGGCGTTCGTGACGATCATACGTGGGACAGAACAGCCGAGAGGTTAGGCGTTCGGCTAGTCGACTTGTGAAAACAGCACGTCGGTCATGTCCGGCGGCGCTTTGTGCTTACCTCGCGCGTGTTGCTCCCTGTCGGCCGCTGGCACCGTTGCACCACACCGCACGCACTCGTAGGCGGCTTCTGACTCGGCGTCGTCTGACGCCCGTGTGTCGCCCTCAGAGAGTAGCAGGCGTATCTGTTGCAGTTCGGCCATGATTTGAGCCAGTATGACCTTCTCCGGTACGTCCTCCCACTCGGCTTCATAGTCTTCGGCGTCGGTCATTCGAGTGCCTCAGCAATCACCATGTCACTGACGACGCCACGAACGTCTGACTCGGTGACAAACTCGGTGTCGCTGTTGCCCAATAGCCTTTCTATAGTTTGGGCATAGTTAGTCTCATGCTCAAGCCGCGCGTCCCGAAGGTTATCTTTGGTAGCTTCGGGCAGTTGGATAGTTGTCGTTGCCATAATTCCCACAGCAGCCGGTGAGACTATACAGTCTGTGGGCTACTTCAGTTCGTGAATCCGGGCTTGGGACTTGGGAACCCAAACCGTTTCTGCCTCGGCATTGTGACTTTCCGGGCTTGCCGGGACTTCGAAGTTGATTGCTTTGTCCGTCTCACCGACTTTGTGGCCGTAGAAGCCGCGTCCGACTTTGACCTTGTTTAGTTCTTTGTCGTTCATCCAGTCGGCCGTTCGGACCCACACAAGGCCGTCTTTCCGTTCAAGACTCCGCCAAAGCCGCGTTCGGGTATCCCGTCGGCTTTCCCACTCGTCTTGAGTGAAGGTCTGCGTTTCGCCGTCTTCGGTGACGTGCATTTCTTTTTCGTTGTTGTCTTCCGGGTTGGGCTTCACAACTTTAGCCGTCTGCGAGACTTCTTGGCTACCAACCTTTTCAAAATCCTCGTTCATCATTTTAAGCTCAAACTCCGTTTTGAGAACCGTGTTCGTAGTCTTAACAGAACCAGCGGAGTAGGTGATTTTGTTTTCCGTGACTTCGCTGACCACTATCGTCATGTACTCGTTCTCAAACACGTCACCGGTCTGAATCGGGGCCTGTTGTTCCATACTACAACAATAACACCCCACTATAATAAAACTATGGGTTTGCTATAGCAGTGGGGCTAGCCCAAATCCAGACCGTGATTGTCGAGCCACGGCCCCATCCGTTCGGCAGCAGGCTTGAGGTATGGCTGAGGGTCAATCCCCTCTTGTGGGATTTTGACTCGCGCCACGTAATATCCAAAACCCGCATCTTTGCCTATCCTTTGCGCCCATTCCACCAACGGGCGCGTGGGTGGTTGATGACCGGGTTCTGTCCCGAACTCCATAGGAGCGGCTTGGCGAGCGGTGTATCCAAACACCATATCTTCCCCGCGCCATTCTGGCCCGAATCCAGATGCCTCAAGCATACCGGTGTCATGTGGCACCTTTTCATCTGCTACAGCCACCCCGAGTTTCGCCGCGTCTTTCACCCGCTTCCGATGGGCTTCGAGCACGTCGGCGGCCGATACGTCAATCCGTGCGTCAACTTCGGCGGAGAGCATGGGTCAGTATGAGCGGATTGCCGAAATGCTGTTGTCTTCCCACACGTATCTGAGCGCCGTCTTGCCGTAGCGAGTGAGCGACAGGTAATCCTCGACACCGCCGGACTGATAGGACACACTGCCCCCTTCGCCGGACTCGCTTTGTGCCTCTCCACCTTCGGCAAGCTCGCACTTGTGCGCGGCGAGCGCGAGCGTAAAGTACTCGGCGTCCCCGTCAAGCGTCGGGAGTCGAGACATACGGTCACTATACAGCGTGTCCCGTTCTGCGATTGCCGACCGGATAGCCTCGCTCTTACGGCCACGAGAGAGTTGTGCCCACCCCGTCGAGGAGAGGTCTTGCATTTGGTCTATGATATCGTCTTGCTCTTGGGTGGTCGCACTGTCCCAATCGCTCTTTGAGAGTTCGTCTATGGATGGGTCCGGCATGGGTCAGTCTTGCACGTATTCCCCTAAAGAGCGTTGCCTACAGAAGAACGATTTTATCTCTAGCATGGTGCTACGGCCTGTGATTTCGTCAGTATTGGCGGCACCTGCCAACCGGCGTTTGAAGTGTTGGTCAAACTGTTCAAATTCCTCGTGGGTAAAAATCATGTCTTCACTTTCGCCACACTCTATCGCCGTCTCTTTGACGAGTTGAAGGGACGGCGGGGCACCTTTGGCGCTCATACGTCAACCCGTTCCTTGCCCTCAAGCCCGTCGCGTATGTCGTCGGCACTCATCCGGCCATGCACGTCGTCGCTTGGGTGCGCGGCGGCGAGTGACTGGAGTTCGCG